TCTAGGATTCAAAAAACAATTCGATAGTAAACTGGATGATCCTGTGTGGAAATTCTTATCGATGAGAATTGACAAGTATGATTCCTTTATACATATTGATGTATTTAAATTTAGATCTATCCTCAAGGAGGTAATAATCAATGGCACTTGATAATGCTACCGTGCTTGAAAATCTCAAATCTCAGAGAGAAGAATTGGAAAAACAACTTGATGGTGGTAGAGAAATGTACCTGAAAGTATGTGGAGCAATCGATGTTCTCGAACAGATTGAAGAATCTAAACAACAAGACGAACAACTTTTAGAAGCAGAAGCACAAGTACAATGAGTTTCTTTCAATCAGAAATAGTTCAAACGGAAATGAAAGAGATCTCTGAATTACAAGAAGAGATCTACAAGAACGTGTTTGCGTTCGCAACAATGACCAACAAAGATAAGTTGGAACATGTTGAAATGTTGGAGAGTCTGTTAAAGAAACAACAGGTTCTCTACACACGTCTGAGCTTATCTGATGATCCCGAAGCTCAGATGATGAAGGAGAGTATTATGTCTTCTGCACGTCAACTCGGATTCCCTGCTGACGTGGACCTGACATACGTCTTCAGTAATATGACCAACATCATCGACAACATGAGAAAACACCTTGACGAGTCCCTCTGAGGGTCCTGGACCTGGAATGTCATTAAACTTATCCAGAGGAGTAGGAGAGAGGTTGTAAGAACCATAGTAGGTAAGTCTGGGGAGATATAACTCTATAACACTTACAACTACTCTCTCGGACCCTCTTGACAACTTATCAAACCATGTGTAGAATAGGTTTGTCAGAGAAGATAAGGTTACTTTAAGACTAATTAATTAATACTAATAGAAAAGTTACTTCGTAACTTTATCCCGTAGGGATAAACCTATAGACAAATATTAAAATCTAATCTATAATAGATAGTATAAGTCTCCCCGACTTAGAAACCTATTATGGATTATTTTTATGTCAAGAATTAAAGATTGTATCAGGTGTCTCGAAGAAGAGATAGAGACCTGTAACATGTTAGAATATCAACTTTATAGTTACTTTCAAGAGATGAAAGAGAAGTATGGAGAGGTAGAAGAACTCCTCGACTTCTTTGTCCCCTTGATGGAGAAGTAATAATGAATGATTTATCAATATACGATGACTACTATCAGGTATATCCTGATGGTAGGGTCTGGGACATTAGAAGAGGTAGATGGACCCCTATCTATACAAGACCTAATGGATATCAACGGGTATCTATTAGAGGAGATAAACCTGACACATGGAAGGTTGTCTCTCTCCATAGGTTAGTAGGGTATCACTGGATACCTAACCCCTACAACTTACCCTTTATCCTACACATTGACGATAACCCCTCTAACAACCATTGGACCAACCTTAGATGGGGAACTAATCTTGATAATGTCAGGGATATGATACAGAAGGGTAGAAGAGGGACCCCTAAACGGATACAACACTATAAAATACTGGGACCAGATGACACTCTTTACGATATCACTAACCTCAAAAACTTTTGTAAAGAACACGACCTGGACCACTCACACATGAGTAGAGTAATGAGGAGGGTTAAAAGTAACCGTCAGTGTAAAGGTTTTAGACCACACCCCGACCACTAACCCTCCCTCCCCTAACTATCCAGTCTCTCGGAGGAGGTCTCTAAATAGTTACTTGACACCTCCCCGTCTAGGGGTTATATTATGGGGGACCCCCGAACCCCTACCTAACTCGGGGACACAGACCAAATACTAACTAATACGAGGAACAATGTCTAATTTTTCAGACCTAAAGAAACAATCCAGTCTAGGTAACCTGACCGAGAAACTTGTCAAACAAGTAGAGAAGGAAAGTAACAGAAACGGTGGTCAGGACGACAGGACATGGAAACCAGAGATGGACAAAAGTGGTAACGGATATGCTGTTATTCGTTTCCTTCCTGCTCCCGAAGGAGAAGATCTCCCTTGGGTGAAACTGTTCTCCCATGCCTTCCAAGGTCCTGGTGGTTGGTACATCGAAAACTCCCTGACTACCATTGGTGGTAAGGATCCTATCGGTGAACTGAACCGTGAATTGTGGAACACGGGTAACGAATCGGATAAGGAAACCGTTCGCAAACAAAAGCGTAAACTTTCTTTCTACGCAAACATCTACGTGGTCAAGGACCCTGCCAACCCTCAGAATGAAGGTAAGGTATTCCTGTACAAGTTTGGTAAGAAGATCTTCGACAAGATCATGGAAGCAATGCAACCTGAATTCGAAGATGAAACTCCTATCAACCCATTTGACTTCTGGCAAGGTGCCAACTTCAAACTCAAACTGAAGAAGGTTGCTGGTTACTGGAACTATGATAGTTCTGAGTTCGATCGTCCAAGTCCACTTCTGGATGACGATGAAGCGATGGAAGCAATCTGGAAGAAGCAGTATTCACTGACTGCCTTCACTGCACCCGATCAGTTCAAATCCTATGATGAACTGAAGAAGCGTCTTGATTATGTTCTGGGCAACAAGTCCACACGTCGATCAACCGTAGAGGAAGAAACTGAGTATGATAACTACGCAGCAACAGAACGAAAGACTGTCTCTGAAGAAGAGGTCATGCGAAAGCTTGAAGACTCCTATCAATCTTCAAAGGCAACTAATGACTTCAACTCTCCTGATATTACTCTCAGTAAAGGAGACGATGACGATGACGACCCCATGAGTTATTTTTCAAAACTGGCTGAGTCCTGATACCAAAATCGGCTTTTTGTTTCAAAAAAGCCGTAAAAAAATCCTGGGGGCTTTTTTGGCCCCTTTACTTTTTTTATTGATACAATCTAACGTTTTCTCCCCGTACTAACCTATCAGAAACATACTGACTAGACCCAGGAGTATATGGCATAAACTCTTCCATGTCATCAATAGCAAGACTCACGTAGATATCTTTCAATAAAAATATATTTCTCTTTCTGTCTTGAATTCTTGTCTCGTACTCTAAATTAGAAACTGGATAAGTCGAAGCTCTTGTAATTTGTTGTTCTAAACCAATATCATAGAAGGTAATACTCCAATCACTAGGAACAATCAATCCTCTTTCTACAATCGTTCTTTTGTCACTATCTTGAATCTGATTAGTCTCATAATGTCTAGTTTCATACATTTTTTCATAACTACCATACTTATTAAGTAGGTAATTATCAAAGGATTCTTGAGACCAAGGCCATTCAGATTCAAGATTCATAATATTATTAGATAACATTACGATCCAATCAAGATTCTGATCTCCATAAATTTTATATGCTACTTCATCAGGTCTTTCATCACCAACCACTTTATATTTGGTAAAGTATGTAATATTTTGGAAGATGTCTTCCCTAAGTTTACCTCTTTTGAAGAGATTCTTTACTTCTGTATAATCAGAAATATTATCACCACCTTTGACTCTGTTTACATAATCAAAGTTTGGTAGGTTTCTAAAATATTTTTGTGCCATCTTTAGTATCCCATTGTGGATATTTTATCGTCAGCAGTGTCAGGAATATCATCAGCATAAATTGGCATAACTTCACTAAAAGTCATTGTTAAGTCATATGCTGTCAAAGACCCAGTGGAATCAAATGTTGCATAGGAACCATCTGGTGTGTAATTTACCTGAAAGTTTGATAAAGCACAAGGTTTAAACTTATTTAGATATGGATGGTCACCACCACCTTTGTAAATATATTTCAATTCGAAAATTCTTGGTGATAACAGGAACAAATTCGAGGAACTTCTAGAAACTGCCATATTTCTTTTAAATGCTCGTATGATTCTTCTTATTTCTTCTGATTCTATCTGACTTCTTGGTGTGAGTCTAAAATTGAAACTAAAAGTTCTAAGATTAGGACCATTGAAAAGAAGCTCAAGGTTTGGATTAATTACCATACCATTTGATCTACCTACTAGATTTGCACCAACTGCCTGACCAGCAAAATATGATACAACAAATTTCTTTAAATTTGCATCATTCATTGCTTCATTAATACTTGCAGTTAATCCTGAAAATGCACCTTTTAGTTCTTCTACACTAATATTTCCTATACCTTTTATTAACCCCGCAGCTGCTTGTCCTAATACCGCTTGAACTGGATTCAATTGATCGTCTGACCAACTCACTGCATTTGTTTCACTCAATTGAGGTTGCATTGGGAAAAATATAGTTTCATATTTCTGCCCCCTTTCAATATTTTTATCACTTTTGTTATAACTAGAGTTCAACACATCCAAACCAGATGGTTTGTAATCATATGCTGTTATGGAAATATAGTCATATTCAAAGCCGGCTGGTGGCTCATGATATGGATATCTTAAAGTTTTAGCAGTACCACCTCTAATTGCGGTTGGAATTGTAGGATTAACTTCTTCTACTACACCATCTCCATTCACATCAGTAGGAAGTGGTGTAGGAGTTGGAGTTGGTGTAGGAGTTGGTGTAGGAGTTGGTGTAGGAGTTGGAGTTGGTGTAGGAGTCGTATTACTTAATGACTTGTAACTTGGTTTTGCTTGAAGATCTTGATATTCTTGTCTTGAAGTTTGACCTGAGATATTATTTTTTGCAAGAGTTAAAGTAGCACTCCTGACAGATTGAGTTAAATTGCGTAGTTGATTGGAATTTTTTCCAGTAAAATACTCAGCATACAATTTATTATTTTTGATACTATCACTTCCAGTACTTGCATTATGTTGATAAATCAACGTATCTCCAAACAATGTAACTTGATAGACATCATAGTTTCCTGTAGTTCTATCAGTAATTACTCTTATATTATCTTTTAATCTTCGGGAAGAATTCAGTAATTTTAGAGTGGCTTTATATTTGGTGGGATCGTTTACTCCTAAACTTTCCCAACCTTGAGGATCTCCGGCTGCCATATCCTTTTTTAATTATTTATCGTGAAACTTTGATATGGAATAGATCTTAAAGTCTTAAGTTCCATAGGATATACTTTGTATAGATTACTCTGTAGTTCTTCCCAAGTATAATTTTTAAACTCACCCCAGTGATAATTAAGTCCTCTGAATCCCCATCTGAATATACCAGTCACCGCAACTAAAGGGAACCTATCGTATTCAACTCTGGGTGTCTTTGCT